CGTAACCATATAGGCATATTATATATGGTATAATAATCATATCCTCCTTGTCCATGAAATACCATTTCATGAATTTGGGTGAATAAAGTTAGTCTATATTCCGGCGTCAGGCCAAAAAAAGCTAAGATTAATAGGAACATTGACGCCCTCCTCGACACCATTTATTCCATCGTAATCAAAGGTAATTTCAATTTCAGGAGTTACTTCTCTAATATATTCCCTAAATGATCTTGCGTCTCTAGCTAACAACAGGTTGTCAACAAATTGTCGTACAGTTTTACTTTCACTATTACCATCAACAGATGTAATAATATGTTTTAAACGAGTTGTTAATTCTGGATTAGAATCTTTGTGTATTTTTTGTAGACCTTTAACTTCATCACTTATTTTTTTCTCATCACCATGAGTTAATAGTTTAAAGGTTAAAATATGGCCTGTAGAAGGAAGAGTATATGAAAATTCATTTTTACCTTTTTTCCATAAAGATTCATCTATGTTTTTAGGTTCTAATGTACTCAAGTCAATTGAACATTTATCTCCTTTATACATAAATTCATAATCTTTACCATAACCTAAAATACGAGCTGCAATCATAATAGCATTTTTGTCTACTAAAAGTAAATCATTATAATCAAATTTAGTTACAATTAATGATTGTAACAATTTATCAATAACAATTCCTTTTTCAATATAAGCTCTGTTAGTTAAAATGTCTTCTTCCTTAGCTGTCATGTATTTCATTTCAATTTTACCAGAAGCTAAAGGATGATTTTCAGGATAAAATAAACCTTTTGAAGGCAGGTCAACCATTTCTGTTGGAAACTTTAATTCGCTCATAAACTATTTTATTATAAATATTATAGAAAAAAAGAAGCTCGCAAAAATTGCGAGCTCTTTTGTGATTTTTTTACTAATTAGAAGTTCAATACGCAATAATCCATACCAAGTGTTAACTGTAAGTTAATAGCTGCGTTTTCAGTATCCCAGTTATATTCACCGAAGTTACCACCTTTAATAAACGCACCTTTAATAATCCATTCACTAACAATATCACCTACTGGACCTAATACATCAATAGTTAAGTCTTTTTTATAGAAATCACTATAACCATCTCTACCAGTTACTGATTCGTGGTGTAAACGTACCCATTCCATTACTGCTTGAGCACCTGATGGGGTAATAGGATCAAATAGTGTCATTGTTAAATCGTTCCACTTAGTTTTACCTTTTACTTTGGTATAAACGTTTATATGGTTTAACACTACTTCACCTTGTTCGAACGTTACAGCAGATATTGCTTTGATTATATAAGATGGAATACCATCTACATACATGATGAATCGGTTTGCCTGTTTTGGTTCAAAGGCGGTGAAAAATATTTCGTTTGGATCTAAGATTGCCATTTTGTTTTAATTATTTTATTTTGTTATAAATATTCAACTTTTAAAAAATTATGCTGGGAAAGTTGCTCCAGTTGGTAAGATGTTGAAGTTCAAGTAAACGAATTCAGCAGTCTTAGTTGGCTGTAAGTAAATTTGACCTACTAATTGGTTTCTATCAATTACATCAGCGGTGTTGTTACTATCATCCATGATTACTTTGAAAGCATACAAACCTTGACGTTGTTGTACTGATTCTAAGTATGGATTAACTTGAGCTAAGAATTGATTTCTTGTAGCAATTGTGTTTTGTTCAAACACTAAGTTATTAGCAACTTGACCAATGTAAGATTTAAGAGCAATTAACAAACGACGAACATTTACACGATCCAAAGCACTAGCTTTAGTTTGTAATGTTTTCTGACCGTATACTACAACTCCAGTTCCTGGGAATGTTGCAATTGGGTTAACTTTGTTACTATATAAAGTATCTCTGTTTGCTTGAGATAATTTCTTTTCAGCTCTTACTACTGTGCTTAATCCACCTCTATTAATACCAGCAGGTGCAAACCAATGTAATACTTGAGCTATAAGGTACTAAATCTGTAACGTAGATATTATCACCTCTATTCATAGTATTGTTGATGATAGTATTTACTTGAGAAGCACCTAATCCAGCTTCACTACCAAATAAACCAGGAGTTAATAATACGTTAAATCTATAATCATCTTGGTTTGCTAATAAAGCAACCATGTTAGTATAGTTACTAGCACTAATACCTTGAATATTTGCAGCGTTACTTACAATTCCGTTATAATACTTGTTAGCACCTCCATAGAATAAATCACCAGTTGCTCCAGTGAACGAACCACTTGCATTTGCTGGAATAGATCCTGTAAATTGGTTTTTAGCAAAACCAGCATTATCAAAATAGAAAGGTGTTGGAGTTGAAACGGATGCTACATAAACATATCTTGAGGCATTAGGATAAGTTCCAAATACTTCAATTTGGTTATCTGCGCTAACATATGATTTGTACTGATCACCAATAACTTTAGATACATAATTAGGAGCTGTTGGATCCATTGATAAACCAGTCCAAGTTTCTAATACAGTTTGATCATTTGTTGTATCATTACCTTGTCTAATAATCAATGAGAAAGTACCTGATGATGTATCGGCGTTAGCAATTTGCCATCTAATATTATCAGATGAACCTGAAACTAAAGAACCACTAGCGTCTAATGAACTTGAACTGTTCATTATAGTACCTTCAGAAATAGTTTTTAACTGAAGAGCTAAAGTTCCACTGATGTTCACAATTGCTGAACCATTAGCTGCTGAACCTGAAGTGAAAGCTGAGGTAAAGGAACCGCTTGCTACTCTAGCTACTAATAATGTTTCACCACCATTTAAAAAGTAGTTATAAGCTGCTATAGAGGTAAAGTAAGAGTAAACCGCACCTCCACTTACAAAAGTAGTACCAAATTTGTTTTGGTAATCGCTCCAAGTAGTAACAATCGTAGGTTGTTCTACAGGACCTTTAACAGTAGGTCCTATAATTGCCGCTCCTACGGTTACAGGTTGTTGTGATACAAACGACTGGTCGTTCTCTAATGATAATACGCCAGGAGATATTAATGTATTTGTAGCCATGTTCTAAATTAATTATTGTATTTTATTCTATAATAAATATTATAGAAGGGTTCAAAAATTAATCCATAACGGTAAATTCTCCATTGCTTAAATCAACAGATCCTTTACCATATTTGCTTGTAATCTCTTGGCTAACTTGTATCTCTTCTTGTTTTAATTGAGTTAAAAGGTCAACCAATGTTTCTTTTTGTAGTTCTAATTCTTGAATTTGGAATTCAATATAACCAAAATCAATTGTTAATTTGTCTCTTTTTGTTTGTAAATTTCTTAAAGTTTGTAACTCTTCAGGTGTAACTATTTGTTTTTCCATTTTATATTATGTTAGTTTTGATTAGCATTTATTAAATACCATCCAGGAGCTAAAAATCCGGATAGGGTTGAAATATACTGAAAGGTTAGATTATTAACACTTCCTACTCCTGTAAATAAATTATTTGCTGTAGCTGGAACACCTGGGTTGATTTTATTTCCATTTGAACCATAAATAAACACAGATGATGTGATTTCTATATTTGATAGAATTAAATTAGTTGCTTGATAGTATGGATTAAAATTAATTATTTGTCCGTTATTTCCTGTACCAAACTGTAAAGCTAATTGAAATGGAGAAGCAGATTGTGATACATAAATTTGGTTTGGAGTAGTACTTTGTACTGGGTAAGGAGTAGCTGATGAAGAATAAGTTATATCATCTATACCTATGTAAGTGTAAGTAACATTACTAGCATTTGATGCATAACTTGCTGATGTAGCAACAGAAGCGGATACAGCAAAAGAGGCAGTACCTTCAAAATAAGATGCAGTTAATGAATTATTACTAGGATTATACCAAAGTCCTGAACCATCAGAACCTGAATCAACATTGATTGCTCTGCTTGCTGGATATGAAGAATCTTTGGTAACAAAAGTAACTAAAAAACCCGCATTGGTTGTAGGAATATTATCAATGTCTACTGTATCAGCATTTAAAGCACTAAGGGCTCTAGAAGATGTAACAGCAACTGAGGAAGATACTGCTACTGAAGCTGTACCTAATAAACTGCCTGTAAATCCATTTTGTGAAGATACACTACCCGTTAATTTTAATGAACCCGATATTGTTACATCATAAGCTTCAACACCTGTTAAAGCGTCTATACTTTGTGAAATTTGGGCAGCGGTAATTAGTTGTCCATCTACTATACCTGTTTTGGAAAGAGTTAATGCCATATCGTTAATAAATATTCAGGATTTTATCAATTGACACAATTACTTGCTCAGGTTTTATAGTTTTTGTACATTCAAAATGTCTTGGTGTATTTTGATGTTCAGGACACCATTCCCAATCACCAGGATTTAACCAATGTTTATTAAAACATCCTGTACATACATTAG